ATGGGCTGGGCTGAGCCCTAAATCGAAATTGATAATGCCAGATGGCACTATTCACTCAAGTGTTCCGGCAATGGTTAAATCCAAATTGGCTGAGTATTCAAGGGGAGTTGTGTCAGATGTTACGTTTGCCACTGAAAAAGATGAAGCAATTTTAGAATCTAAGGTTTTGAAAGGTGGTACCAGAATATTTGAAGTGTCGAATGTTGCAACAGTTATTGCTATGTCCATGTATTTGACGCCTTTATTAGAGTTTTTATTAGAGCATAGAGAATGGTCTGGTGTTGCCATTGGTATTAATGCTTTGAGCGATCAATGGAAAGACATGTGGAATTTTATTTCGTTTGATAGATGTAGTACTACGAAATATCTATTTACTGATATCAAGAAGATGGATAAGTCAATAAGTAGTGGGATGTTTTTGATTGTTGCATGTATGTTTCGTCAGTTAGCTGGACACCTAGGATATAGTGGTATCCAGCAAGATATAGTTTTCAATATGATCAAAGGTGGATGTCTTCGTGTCATTATGTATCGTGGAGACGCCGTAGCCGCAATGAAAGGTAACCCCTCTGGCTGGTGGGGTACCACAATTATAAATTGTTTAACTCGATCAATCTTATTGCGTATGGTATTTTTGGCTAGTGGTGGTTGTTCAATAGCTAGTGATTTTAGAAAGCATGTCCACAATATGAATTTTGGTGATGATGAAGTAACTGGAGTCGATGTTGTGGGAGCCTTATATTTATCCCAAACTAAGGTTGCGAAGTTGTATGAAGCTTGGGGTTTTAGAGTTACGTCAGCAGATAAAATCTCTGAGCTTGCGGAATATTCTCTTTTTGAGGATGCCAGTTTTCTTAAAAGGGGGGTTGTTTATACTGGTATTTATTGTTTTGCTCCTTTAGAGAAAGCTTCGATTTTTAAGATGCTAGCTTGGGAGACACCTGGCGCTTTGACTCGTGAGCAAAGATTTTCAGATGTAGCGACAAATGCATGTAGAGAAGCGTATTTTCATGGAGATAAGTTCTTTAGTCAAATTTGTTTCTTGTGCTATCAAATTGCTACACTTCATGACATTGATTGGGTTCCACCTGAAGGAGTTGATTTGTTGAGATGGTATCAGACGGGTACTTTCCAGACAATGGATGCATGAAATTGGGTTTTGCTGTTTTCCGGAAAACAGCTATGGGTGTGTCCATCACCCTGATCAAAATGGAAGTACTGAGTGTTACCAGGTGTTTGTCTTACATCTTTAACCAACTAAGACCTTATATAGATAGATCACTTGAAATGCTTGCGTTTGGAAACACTGAGAGTGTTCAAGAAGCTTCTATGTTTGAAAAAGCCCTTTTAGTTAAGGCCATTATTTAAC